TCAGGATACGATAAACCTGTGGACTCTCATAAAAAAGAATTATTTAAGTTTGTACCTGAAAGTAAAGTTACAATAGGAACACCTGCACAATTTCGTAAATGGTATTTAAAACGAGAAGGTGAGATAACTATCTAATGATTAAACTTATTAACTTATTGAACGAAGCTCCAAGAAAACCTCGTAAGAAAGGTCAACATAGGAACTCATCGTCTCATTCAGATTTATACACAGATGAGAATCCAAAGGGAACAATCAAAGGATTAAAGTTTGCTACGGTTAAGGATGCAAAGGCATCGGTTAGTAAGATAAACGGAAGTGGTAAAAAACACGCACATAAGATACAAGCTGCTGTAGCTATGGAACAGAGAGCTAAAGAAATGGGTAAGAGTTCGGAAGCAGCTGTCTATAGGGCTTACATCAATAAGATGAAAAAGAAAACCAAAGAGAAAAATGAAATGACTGGTTTACCTTCACCAAGTCGTAAGATGATAAATAAGATGAAGAAGAAAGGTAATACTTCTGTTCCGTATGGGAGTGGATACGAAAAGGTAGAAGAGGGTGAGTTAAACGAGTATTCAAAATTTAAGCTTAGAATCCCCAATGACATAAAGAAAATACACAAACTTTTTAAGAAAAACAAGAAAAAACTTTTTGTTGTGGGTGGTGCAGTTAGGGATGCAATATTAGGAAAGAGTCCAAAAGATTTTGATTTAGCCACCGATGCTAAACCCGATGAGGTATTACAAATAGCAAAAAAGGGTGGATTGAAAACCGTAGAAGTTGGAAAACAATTCGGTGTCGTGATAGTTGGTGGACATGAAATAGCAACATTCAGAAAGGATATTGGTAAAGGGAGACGCCCAAGTTCAGTTGACTATACCGACATAGAGGGTGATGTAAAAAGACGAGATTTGACCATAAATGCACTCTTCTACGATATGGATAGGGGGGAGATTGTAGACTTGGTTGGTGGTATAGCAGATTTAAAAAAGAAGAAGATTCGAACCGTTGGAAACGCTGTCGAAAGATTTGATGAGGATCCGTTAAGAAAGATGAGAGCACTAAGATTTCAAGGTGCACTCGGTGGTAAGTTAGGTAAGGAAACCGAAAACGCACTTAGACAGAACCCAAGTCTAAAGGGTGTGAGTGGAGAAAGAATCAGAGATGAGTTTGTCAAATCCATAATGAAAGCAAAATCACCCAAGAAGTATTTACAACTCTGTGATGAGTTAGGATTTACCAAACAGATACTTCCTAAGTTTCAAGTAAGTATTCCTTACATAAATGAAAACGATTATATTTTATTTTTAGCTTGGATTTTACGAAAAAATGATGTAAATTCTATAAGGAAATTAAATGGTTTGGCTTATCCTAATCAGGAAATAATTGATATTCAGTTTTTAAATTCTTTACAAAACTTTAAATCTGAAAACATTTTTATAATTAAGAAGTTTCAAGAAAAGACTAAATTGAGTAAAGGTCAAATTATTAAATGGGGTAAATACATTGGAAAAGATTTCAAAAAATTAGTTAGATTTAAACTATCGGTAAAAGGTAGTGATGTATCAAAAGATTTAAAAGGAAAGGATATCGGTAAAGCTATACAAAAAATGGAAACCGAAAAATATCTGAATGAGATGACTAACTATCCTAATTACATTAGAAACCAGGCACCAGTACCTGCAATACAAAAGGATGGTGAGCACAGATATTATAATCCTGATGTTAAAAAGAAAAAAACAGATGAGGCAAATGCCGTAAAGGGTAGTAAAGTAGAAAAGTTTATTACAGGTCATAACCTTAAAATGAAAGGTAAGAGATACAAAGAAATTGAATTTGAAACCTTGAAGGTTGATAATAGTAGAAAGATGATTACATTGAGAATTTTAGCACCAAAGAAATTATTCGGTATTGAGACACCTGTAAGATTTTCAACATTAAGGAGAGGCCCATTCTTGAAAACAGATACAAAGAAAAAAATAAAAGAAATAGCAGTTCGTCCAAAACCAAAGAAGTTTAAAGATATTTATAATGCGTTACCAAGTGACTTGAAGAAACGCGTGTATAATCTAAAAAACTACGACCAGAGGAGAGATGCACATCCTGAAGGTAATGTGTTGAAACATACGATAGCCGTTACGAATAGGGCACTTAAAACTGGTGATATAGACTTTGCACTTGCAGCACTATTTCACGATATAGGAAAAGACTCTACTGCTAAACTACATCCGAAAAAAGGATTTTGGACACACTACGGACATGAAAATGTTTCAGCCAAGTTGGTTAAGAAATATGCCAAATGGATAAAATCAATGGGTGGTAATGTTCTTGATATTTATTACATAGTAAAACAACACATGAGAATGAAAGTCTTTGACAAAATGAAATGGACAAAACAAGATAAAATGAAACAGTTTAGGGCATTCGACAAGTTAAAGAAATTTACTACCTTTGATAAGGGTGGACGAAGATGAAAAAATTAGTAGAATCAATCGTAAGAGACTTATTACCTGAAGATTGGTGGACAGATATGAGTGGTGATGCTCAAAAACAATATCTAAAAGACTATCCTAATAGTCCCAAGTCAATAGAGTTATCTAATCCATCAGGTAAAAAAGAAAAAGGTGAAAATGTCGTAAAGACAAAACCATATTCAAGAGAACAGGCTCAAGATGAAACTGGTGAATATTTTGAAAACGATGTGGCATCTCAAGCAATGCCTAATCTAGCAAAAGACGAAAATGATTTAACACAAAAAATACTTGATGCACCTGAAGAAACACTATCTGATGATGATTTAAGAAAGTTAAATAATAGTGATGCCGGTGATGTATTGGATTCTAAAAATCCAATGAAACATGCTAAAAAAATGGCAATCGAATATGATAAGAGTTGGGATTACATAACTAAAAATATAAAAAGTGGTGAGGCACAAGAATCACCAATTGCTGTTAGAGATAAAAATGGTGAGATGTGGTTGTTAGCTGGAAACACGAGATTAATGGCACAAACTGGTCATGGAAATAAAATACCTGTTAAGGTAATAAACTATGATGGTGAGATAAAGCAACCCACAGAAAGTATTAAGGAAATAACTGAAGTCAAAAAAATAAAAAAAATCGTAGGAATCTATGGTGGTAGATATCAACCATTCGGGCCACATCATTTTAAAACATATAAATGGTTAAAATCAAAAGTAGATGATGCATACATCACCACTACAAATATAAAAAAACCACCAAGACATCCTATGAACTTTAAAGAAAAAGTTAGACATATGGTTAAGATGGGTGTTCCTAAGAATCGTATCATAGAGGAGAAGATTCCCTACGTGGCAAAAAATGTGCTAAAAAAATACGATTCTGAGACTACCGCTGTGATATATATATTTGGAGCTAAAGATGCGGGTAGATTGGCAGGTGGAAAGAAAAAAGATGGAAGTCCGTCTTATTATCAGGAATTTAAGAAAAATAAAAATAATTTAAAAGGGTATGAAGAACACGGATATATCTTAACTGCACCTCATGTTTCTATCAGAGTAGGTGGTAAGGAAGTTAGTGGAACGGTAATGAGAGATTTATTGGGTTCACCTAAAATTAAAGATGAGGAAAGACCAAAGTTATTTAAAGATGCATTTGGTTACTTTGATAAGGGTGTATTCACCATGATGACTAATAAGTTCAGAAAGTTATATGAATATTATGAAACTTTTTTAAAACAAACTGATATAAATAAAGTAATATTAGAAAGTTCTAATGTTTCAGCTCCAAATTTAGCAGATGAAGGGTTATACGATTTCTTCGAAGATTTTGAAGATTACAAAAGAATTTCACCAAGATGGGCAGAAAAACATGGATATGAAATAGTAAATTTTATATTGGGAGATGGTGCAGTAGATCCTACATTTGATTATACATTCGAATATCAAAGAGTTCCAAGTGTAACATATGGTAGAACTGTAAATCAAAATGGTAAAAATTGGCAAAGTGTAGATGAACCATTTAAAAAATATGCTAAACGACAAAAAGAAATAAATGATGCTTTAGGTTGGGAATTGATAAAGTTCATGATGAATCCAAAAGATGGTATAGATATTAAAGATACTTGGAAAGTAGAAGAAGAAGATATTACTAAATCAAAAAAACTATCTGATATAAATAAAGATAAAGATGATAGACTACATGAGGGTAAAGAAATGTTAAATGAGGGTAAATTAATAGCTGCAAGAAACAAAGGACATTTAAAGAATAAGGGAAAAACTGCACTCGATGTAAATGGTATGAAAAGTAAGTTTGAAGGTCGTGGTGATATAGCAGATGCTTTTATATTTGCAATGAAAGATATGGAAAGTGCTATAGGTAAACTATCTGATAAACAAAGAGATAAAGTTTTTATGAATGGCAGTTCATTTATGAATCTTGAAGTAATGTGGCCAAAGTCAGCAAATGTTATCGATTATGATAAAGCTGAAATAGTATTTCACGGAGCACTTGAGTATGATGATGATGGTAATGTTGTAGGACAGGTTTCGGATAGTGGAAGAATGTTAGCTGGAATGATTAAACAAGTTAACCAAAACATTCAAAGACATTATAAGATAGGAAAACCTAACTTCCTAACAGTTCCAAAACATCAAGATTTTGGTAAAATGAAAAAGAAATACTTTACGAGATTACAAAAACTACAAAAAGAGTTTAATTTAAAAGACAACGATTCACTTTCACTTTATCATCAAAAATGGTGGGAAAGATTTATTTTACAAAATGCTAAAAAGTTTAAAGTTAAGTTGAAACCAACTCAATTAAAGAATTTGACTATGAGGTGGGCCTTCTTTAATAAAAAATATACCGTTCCAATGATTAGAAAGGATTATGAAAAATATCCAAAGTTTAAAGAATGGGTATTGGGATATGATAAGAACAACCATCAAAAACAAATGAAACAGAATATGAAACCATTTGAGGTTTTATTTTTTGATGTTGGTTCTGAAATAATGAAAAATGTTAGTGGTTGGTTAGCTGCAAGTCCTGATAAAGCAGTTCAAGGTATAAAGAAAAGATTAGATAAATCAATATCAAGTGTAAGAAGTGGTGGTGATTTAAAGAAACTAAACACATTAAAAATACAGATGGATAGATTAAATGCTATAGGTGGACTAAAGGCAATAGTTCCAAGTGAAGGAATTGTATTTAAGTATAAAGGTAACACATATAAGTTTACAGGAGCATTTGCACCTATCAACCAAATAACAGGATTATTAGCATTCTAATGAGTGATGATTGGGAGGATGATTTATTAGAATGGGCTGGTGATAAACAGGTAAAAAAGTTAAAAGCAAACAACTTAATTAAGTTTGTGATAAGTATTGTTACAGCTATTGGTGGTTTTGGTGGTGGTTGGTATAAGATGGAAGATAGAGTTAGTAGATTAGAACAACAAATGGTAGAAGAACAGAAGATAAAATTAATCAAAATGGAAATATCCACATTAAGAAGAGACCAAGAACTTGAAGAGTTGAGGTTTAAGTGGAAGTTAGATTCATTAAAAAGGAGTAATTAGGTTATGGGTGATTCATTGTTAAGTAATAATCCACAAGAAAGAGCTAGACAAGTAAAAACTATTCGTCAGATAGCACGTGGAGAAACGCCAGATAAAAGAATTTTTCTTCCAATGGAAGATTTAGAAGAGAAGCAGGCTAGACAAGAACAAATTAAACAGGAACGAGAAGAAAGAAATGAACGTTCTGATGCTCTACGAGAAGCTAGAATGCCTTGGTTTTGTCCTAATTGTAAAAAGATAATGAAAAAAAGATTAGATGATAAAATGTATCGTCTATTCAATCATTGCTTTGATTGTCAAGTTGATTTTGAAAACAAGCTTCGTATCGAAGGTAAGTATGAAGAATGGGAAAAGACAAAGGTATTAAAAAATAAATTATCTTGGATTGATGAACAAATTAAAAGTGTTTCTAATTGGGAAGAGGAAGCTACTAAACAACCTAACTTTTTACAACAAGTTGGTGTGAATAGTGTTGAGATAGAGAAAGAGAAGTGGAATGTCGATACTAAAAAGATTAAAACTATGGCAACAGAGGCAATAGAAGAATATGAAAAGATGAAAGTAGAAACAGAAGCAGAATTAGAAAGTATTAATATTTAATGGATGACTATTTATTATTATGAAAAAGTATAAGCCTTTGACAAAAGAATGGTGGGATGAAGAAATTAAAAGAGAAATCTTAAACGAAGGTGGTGCCTATGGACACATGGCACATCCCTTTGACGATAAAGACCTAACCTTCAAAGATTTAAAAAATATAATTGAAATGGGATTGGGCGGTCAGTTAAATCGTGAGGATAACGTAACTGAAAAACTCGATGGTCAAAACCTTATGATAAGTTGGAGAGATTAATGGCAATCACTATTGATATAAATGTTGGAGATACCATATTAGGTGGTAAGTTTAAAAATAAAAAAATTAAAGTAAAAGAGATTGGTAAAGATGATTATGGAATGCCAACTATTAACGGAAGAAAAGTTGTAAACTTTAGAATTGCAAAAGTGGAAGAAAAGATAACTCGTGATAAAGATGGATATGGTAAATATGAAAAACCAAAGGAAAGTGATTTTGACGAACCACATAAAACTGAAAAGAATGAATCAACCTATAAAAGAATGATGGAGATATTATAATGTGGTTAATTGATAAAGTCAAGTCTTTTTTTAAGACGACACCTAATGAAATTTTAGAACTTAAAAAGATTATAGAAAAGGTCGTATCCGAAAGAGAACAACTTCAAAAAGATTTAGATGTATTGTTAGCAAGAAAAAGAACCAATAAAAGAACTCTAGCTAATGCAAGAAGAAAATTAACAAGAACTAAGAACGAAGTAAAGAAGATGGAAACGGCATTTAAAAATGAAGATGTAGATGATGCTGTCAAGTTTCTTCGTAAGTTTTCAAAACTTAAATAATTATTATATAAAGGAGAAATAAAATGGCAGGACCAGCATATCCTAACACTTATAGAAATGTTAGTGGTTCAACACCGAACACCAGTAAAAGTAATGCAAAATTTAGTCGTACAATAAATACGACAGGTATAACTTTTTATGCTACGAGTTCTACTACAAATGGAAATAGAGGATTGATAGTCAACTCATCAAGAGCCGTATCTGATGATAGCACAATATACTTTCAAGGTGGTGGGACTATAATGGCTTCAAATTTGACTACTGGATCAGTCTATCCATTTTCTGTAAGTAAAATAAGTGGTAGTGCAGACATAAACTTATTATATTAATATGGCGAAAGCGGACATCAAAGATGTAATTAAACAAGAATACTTAAAGTGTGCACAAGATCCTGTATACTTCTTAAAAAAGTATGCTGTTATCCAACATCCAATGAAAGGAAAAGTTCCTTTTGCTTTATATCCGTTTCAAGAAGATTCTATAAGAGATTTTAAACACAATAAATATAATATTATTCTAAAGGCTCGTCAGTTGGGTATATCCACGTTAACTGCTGGATACTCATTATGGATGATGACATTTCAAACAGATAAGAATATATTAGTTATTGCAACAAAACAAGATACTGCTAAAAATTTAGTCACTAAGATTCGTGTTATGCACTCAAACCTACCAAGTTGGGTAAGGTCAAAGTGTGTTGAAGATAATAAACTATCACTACGATATTCAAATGGTTCTCAAGTAAAGGCCGTATCATCTACTGATGATGCTGGTCGTTCAGAGGCACTATCTTTACTCGTTATTGATGAGGCAGCATTTGTAGATAAAATTGATACAATATGGACTGCAGCTCAGGCCACCTTAACAACAGGTGGTCAATGTATAGCACTGTCCACACCAAATGGTGTTGGTAATTGGTTTCACAAAACTTGGGTAGGTGCAGAAGAAGGAAGTAATGATTGGAACTTTATCAAACTTCATTGGACTTGTCATCCTGATAGAGAACAAGATTGGAGAGATGAACAGGATAAACTTTTAGGACCGAGTGGAGCCGCACAAGAGTGTGATTGTGATTTTATCACTTCAGGTCAAGGTGTTGTTGATCCAAGAATATTAGAAGAGTATAAAACTACTCAAATAGAAGAGCCTATTGAAAAAAGAGGAATCGATAGTAATCTGTGGATATACAGACAACCAAATTACAACAAAGATTATGTAGTTGCCGCTGATGTTGCTCGTGGTGATGGACAAGACTTTTCAGCATTTCATGTATTGGATGTTGAAAATATGGAACAAGTTGCAGAATACAAAGGAAAGATTTCTACCAAAGATTTTGGTAATTTATGTATGAATACTGCTACAGAATATAACAACGCACTACTTGTGATTGAGAACTCAAGTATTGGTTGGGCAGCAATTCAACAAGTTATTGATAGACAATACGATAATCTATTTTATACAAGTAAAGATTTACATTATGTAGATGTCGCAAGACAAGTAACAAACCGATATAGAAATTCAGAAAGACAAATGGTTCCTGGATTTTCAATGACGATGAAAACAAGACCATTAGTAATAGCAAAACTTGAAGAATACTTTAGGGAAAAATCAGTAATAATACACTCATCAAGATTAGTAGATGAATTATTTGTATTTATATGGAACAATAATAGAGCAGAGGCAATGTCAGGATATAATGATGATTTAGCAATGTCACTATCTATTGGACTATGGGTAAGAGATACCGCCCTAAGATTAAAATCAGAGGGTATCGCACTACAAAAAACCGTGTTAGATAAAATGTTAGCATATGACTCAGTATATACTCCATCAGAAGGTTCTACCGATGATTGGAAAATGAAAATTGGTCAAGGTGAGGCAGAAGATTTAACTTGGTTAATAAAATAATAAGAGGATAAAATGGCCGAATCAAAATTAAGAGCAAGACTAAAAAGATTATTTTCCACAAATGTAATCGTAAGACATGCAGGTGGAAAAAGATTAAAGATTGCTGATACTCAGAGAATTCAATCAGCTACTAAAGATAATTTAGTTGATAGATATGGAAGATTGTATACCAATCTTGCTACTGGTGGTTATGGAAAATCACAGGCGACAAGTTTTCAGGCACAAAGACTTGGGTTGTTTAGAGATTATGAAGAAATGGATAATGATTCCATAATATCTTCTGCACTTGATATCTACGCTGATGAATCGACAATGAGGTCTGAGTATGGTAAGGTGTTAGATATAAGAACTGAAAATTCAAATATACATGATATTCTTCATAATTTATATTATGATGTCATGAATATTGAATTCAACCTATGGCCTTGGATTCGTAATATGTGTAAGTATGGAGATTTTTATCTTTATTTAGATATAAAAGATAAATATGGTGTTACAAATGTAGTTCCAATGTCAACATATGATGTAACAAGAATTGATGGTTTAGATCCTGAAAATCCTTATATGACTAAATTTATGGTAGAAGATGCTGACCATAGACACTCATACAATCGAAGTGAAAAGGAATTTGACTCATACGAAATAGCACATTTTAGATTATTGAGTGATTCAAACTTCTTACCTTATGGTAAAGGTATGATTGAAGGTGGTCGTAAGATTTGGAAACAACTTTCACTTATGGAAGATGCCATGTTGATTCATAGAATCATGAGGGCACCTGAAAAAAGAGTGTTTAAGATTGATATTGGAAACATACCACCAACAGAAGTTGAAAATTTTATGCAAAAAATTGTAAGTAAAATGAAAAAGGCTCCTGTTATCGATAACGCTACTGGTGATTACAACTTAAAATATAATATGCAAAACTTAACGGAGGATTTTTTCCTACCTGTTCGTGGTGGAGATAGTGGAACACAGATTGATAGTTTGGCTGGATTGAATTATGACTCGGTTGATGATATAGAATATCTAAGAAACAAATTATTTGCAGCACTAAAAGTTCCAAAGGCCTTTATGGGTTATGAGGAATCACTTGGTAGTAAAGCTACATTAGCAGCTGAAGATGTTCGTTTTGCTAGAACGATAGAAAGAATACAAAGAATTACAATTAGTGAATTAACTAAAATTGGTATAGTTCATTTATATTCACAAGGTTATACTGATGCAGATTTAGTAGATTTTGAGTTGATGCTTACGAATCCGTCAAAAATCTATGAAGAAGAAAAAGTAGAGTTGTGGAATTCTAAACAGAGTTTAGCACAATCCTTTATGGATTCTAAGATAGCGGATTCGGAGTGGATATATAATAATATTTTTAAATTTACAGAAGATGAAAAAGAAAAAATAAGACTTGGTATTATTAAAGACCAAAAGAGAAAGTTTAGGTGGGATCAAATAGAACAAGAAGGTAATGATCCTGTTAAAAGTGGTGAAGCTGTTGGAACACAAGGAGCTATGATGGGTGGTGAGACGGGTGGTGAACCTGAAATAAATCCTGAAGATGCAGCTGAACTTGGAAATGTAGGTAGGAGCGGTGATGAAATCGGTGGTAGACCAAAAGAACCGAATAAGTTTGGAAAAGATAGTGGAGCTCGTGGTAGAGACCCGTTGGGAAGTCATGATAGACGGAAACAATACGGAATAGCACTTGCACACTATAACGCAATGGAAAAAGACTTAAAAAAATTAGGAACTCATGACAGAAAATTGTTAGAAGAAACGATGGATGTTGAAAAAGAATATACCGATGAGGTAAATTCTTTAAATAATGATGCAAACGACTAATTATTAGAAGTTTTTATATTTATATAAGAGATATTATACAGTATTGGAGTATAGAATGAATAAACGAGTAAAACACTCAAAGATTAAAAATACGGGTATTCTTTTCGAGTTGTTATCCCGTCAGATAACACAGGATGTCATCAACGATGACAATAAGAGTAAATCCATTTCGTTGCTAAAAAGGTTTTTCAACGAAAATACACAGATTGGTAAAGAAAATCAATTATATCAGATTTTAATTAAAACCAATTACAACTCTTCTGCAAAGGCACAGAAATTAGTTGAGGCTGTTGGTAAGTCTCGTTCAAAATTAAGTTCTAAGACTTTAAAGAGGGAAAAGTATAATCTAATAAAGGCTATTAGTGAAAATTACAAGATTGATGACTTTTTTCAATCAAGAATTCCAAACTACAAAGTTTACGCATCAATATATAAAATGTTTGCAAATAATTCTAATCCAATTGACGAGGTTGATAGTAACTTTACTATAATTGAACATATTATTGGTAAAAAAATAATCAAAGAGGATGTTCAAACAGATGCAAAACAAGAATTTGAAAAACAAGATAAAGATTTAAGATTACTTTCCTATCAACTAATGGTTGATAATTTTAATGGTAAGTATAAATCTCTAAGTAGTGAACAAAAGAATCTCTTAAAAGAATATATTAATAATATCTCCAATACTAATTCTTTGAGGGAATTTGTCGACAATGAAGTGTCCAAAATAAAAACAATTCTAAGTAAAGAGTTGAATAGGATTGATGATGATATAACTCGTATAAAGTTATCTGAGGCAGTCAATCAAATAACTAATATTAAAAAAGGACGAATCGTAAAAGACAAACAAGTTGTTTCATTGATGAGATATTATGAACTCATTAAGGAGCTCAAAAATGTCAAACGAAAGTAACCTTCGTGATATAATTCGTGAGCTAATTCGTAATGAATTAGAAGAGGCAACATCTAATGCCTCTGTGGGAAATGCTTCCTACAAAACACCTCATAGTTTCGCTGGAAATAACAAAAAAGGTAAAAGAAAAAAGAAGGCTGGATATAGTGGTGGACATACAAATCCTACAGTATCTACCGACAATTTTCATGCCAAGGACCCAAAGTTAAGAAAAGAGGGAAAGTATCATGATTACAGAAATGATGATACTCTAAGTGCGAAACAAAAAATTGGTAGTTCAATGAGAGAAGTTCGTGATAGTTTAACACAACTTGAAGGACTTGTTAAAATGAATGTAAAGTTAAAAAATGAATTAAATGTTGATTCAAGGGATTATTGGAAAAATACACATAAAGCGCTGAGAAAAATAAGCGAAAGGCTAGTAAAGTTAGCAAATAAAGTCGGACAGCTTCAGTAGTAATTCCTATGACATTTGATAAAAACAAAAAATCCTATATGGATTCTTTGTATGGCATCTCTACCATGTTAAAGAGATGGCATACCGAGACACATAAAAAGGATGTAGATAAAAACTATATGATTAAACGTCTTGATGAGTGGATAAAGAAACTCGAAGATTTAAGACATGAAATTATGATGAGGAAAAGTTGATGAAACTGAAAGACCTTCTGAGTGAAGATATAAAAGATAGAGCACAGGCAGCAAAGAGAACTCAGAGGTTGCAAAAAATAGAAACTCGGTTCAGAACTGCTATGATAAAATTAGCTGAAACCTATGGTAAAGATGAAAAGAATAAAGCATTGGTTCAACAATTAAAATCTTCGTATAAAAGTGGGGTAACAAAATTTATGAAAGACAGCATCGCAATGTTAAAGAAGGTGAAGTAAAATGAACAGAAAATTAATAGTAGATTATATACCGTTTGAAATAACATCCGAACAGATTAACGAATCAATTTCACAGAATGGTGGTAAGTTGATAGTTCATGGTGTATTACAAAGGGCTAATGCAAAGAATCAAAATGGTAGGGTGTATCCGAGAGAAATATTAGAAAGAGAATCTGATAAATACACCGCTAGTTTTGTAAAACAAAAACGTGCTATGGGTGAGTTAGACCATCCTGAAAGTTCTGTTGTTAATTTACAGAATGTTTCCCATAATGTTACTGAAATGCATTGGGAAGGTCAAAACTTGGTTGGAACGGTTGAAGTTCTTGGAACACCAAGTGGTAATATATTAAAAGAATTATTTAAAGCTGGTATCAAGTTAGGTATTAGTTCTCGTGGTATGGGTTCAGTTGAACCTATGCAAGAGGGTGATGGACAACAAGTTGGACAAGACTTTGAATTGATAGCATTTGACTTCGTATCTAATCCATCTACACACGGAGCTTTCTTATATCCATTGAAAGAGAGTGTTGGGAATGAAGTTATTCCAGAAGGTAGAACCTGTGGAAAATACTGTAAGGTGGAATCAATTATTAACAATATAATTAGAGAGGGATAATGAAAAAATTAAAAGATTTATTAAAAGAGAGTAAATATCTTGAACGAGGTTTTGGTGAGTCATTACCCACATTAGATAGTGTGATGAAACAACATCAAGATTCTAAAGAACCTATCAAAGAAGTTTCGATACCTCAGTTTAAAACACCAGATGATGTGTCCTATTATGATAGAGATTGGGGAAAAATATTTGACCAATTGGAAAGATTTGATGATTACGGCCCAAGAGAATCCGATATGTATGATTGGAATGATAGAAGTCTTTATGATAAAGTTGTAAAAGAATTTCACTCACATATGGAAAAAGTAGGAAAGAAACTCAATTCTGCAGTAAAGGACATGGAGAATTCTTATAAAGTATGGGATAAAATTTTAAAGAAATATCGTAGTAAAGATAGAAGTTAATGATTAGTTTAAAGTCATTATTAAGAAATGTCCGTGAGGCAAAATTAACTCTACCCAAAAAAGGAGTGGAAACACCATTAGATGCTAAAATTCAGATTCAAGGGTATGGTGTGATGACGAGAAAACAACTACAGAAAAGTATTGAAAGAATTGCCTATGAGGTTTATAAAGATGCCAAAAAAGGTAATGTAAGAAATATATTAGGTTCACTTTACAATAGAAGTGTTCTAAAAAGATTTTTGGAAACAGAAATCCAACATAGTGGAGAATAAAATGGGAATGAGTCCAAAACAACAAATGGAAATGAATAGAAAGTTTAGAGAGTTTCGACTTGAAGAAGATATAAATGAAGAAGAGAAGGATGCATTTGATGCTCCAATTCCTGGTCAAATCAAAAGATTCATGACAAAATTTACAGATTCTCTACAGAAAGGTAATTTAAATAGAAAACGAAAATTGGCTATCTTGGGTAAGGTAATCTCCAATCTTGGTATTGAGCCAAATGAGTTAATGAAGTATGTTCGTATAGTTAAAAAAGGATTATAGGAGAGAAAAGATGGCTTATAGTGAAAAAGTAATGAATATCTTTAAGAAGATAACCATTAAAAGTCCTAAAACAAATCAGAATATAAAACTGAGTTCTGCTCTCACGAGTGATGATCCAATAACAAAGAAGATGGGTGAGAAAAAAGCAAAGGACATTATTAATAAGGCCAAGGCTTCCAAACAAGAACCTCAAGATAAACCAAATACAGATGATATGGATGATAGAGAGTTTGAAGATAAATATAGATATGAACGGGATGCTCATATCAGATCTTTTAATGATGAAGAAAGAGAAACGATAATAAACAAAATGGCTGACGATTCAGGTGTATCTATTGACGATCCAATAGAATTAGTAAAAGTTGTTAGGGATAAAGATGAATATGGAAACGCAAGTCTCGGTGATATACATAAACATATAAAAGATATGGCTGATAAAGATGAAAGTGATGATTCTAAGAAAATGACTAAAAAAGAGGCAAAACAATATGTCAAGGAGAACAAAAAGCAAGTTTTCGAATATGTAATAAAAAAAATTATTAATGAAGAAAGTCAAAACCTTATTAATGAGGGAACTCGTTGGTTAGTTGGTATTGAACAACCAAATGGTAAAATTCTATCCACATACGGACATTACGATGGTTATCCTGAATGGGCAGGAAAACATTTAAAAAAGTATTATAACAACCCTGCTAAGGCAAAAGAACTTTTAAAACTTGGTAAGTCAGGAATTTCTACAATCGGCCCTAAAATTAAAGGTAGTAAAGACCATTCCTTTGAAAAACCTGATAAAGGTGTTACCGTATTTTATGGTAGGGATAGAGGTGAAAAAAGTAAAATGACAAGTAATTGGAGAAATAGAGACGCCGTAAAATTTGATAGTGGTGAAGAATTTGGATACATTTACAATTTAAAAGATAAGAAATGGTATTATAAATCAGATTACGGTAATCCACAGAATTGGACAGAGTTAAAATAGTGAAGCCTGGCCACCATACTTGACCATATAGTGGTGAAGAACATCCAGTTTGGATGAAACATGAGGAAGAACCTATGAACGATTATAGAAGTCGTATGAAAGAATATCTTTCAAACTTGGTAAAGCAAGAAATTATTTCACTTGGTGAAGAAACGAAACGAGATTACAAGGCCGAATATAAAAAATTTCAATCATCTACCAAGTCTAAAAAATACAGAGCAGAATTAAATCAATATAATCGTAAGAAGGGAACTTATGGTAATGGTGATGGTAAAGACGCTTCACACAAAGGGGGAAAAATAGTGGGATTTGAATCACAATCTAAAAACAGAGGAAGAGCTGAAAAAAGTCGTTTAAAGAAAGAGGTAACCCTAAATGAAAATCCTGTAGCCATAGCAGCAACTCAAGGTGCTATACGAGCTATGAAGAATGTTAAAGTTCAAGGTAAGAGTGGTAACAAAATATCAGCCGTAACGGCCCTCAAAGATAAAACTCAACCATCTCATAATAGGGCAAAAAGTGTATTTTCAAAATTATTTAAAAAATTTAAAAACAGTAAAAAACAAGAACCTAAAAAACAATCTCAATCAGATATAGATTTTTACAAAAAACAATTCACTGGTGAATCCATAAATGAAGAAATGTATTTCGATCCTAAAAGTGAATTTAAAAAATATATGGATAAAGTTTTTAAACAATCCAAAATAAAAGTGATAAAATTTAACCCTATGAAACAAAGTTTTCATAATGGTGCTTGGGGTGGATTCTATACGGTTAAATCCGATAACAAAGTGGATATGCCTGGTCAAGGTAAAGTAAAAAGAGGTTCAGCTGTTCTACCAGTATACATTAGCAAAAAAGCTACATTTGTTGAGTTAGGAATTAGAGCTGGTGGTTTTAAATTAGGTAAAGTTGGTAGTTCACAAGTGGTAAAGAACCTAAAAGATTTTAAGAAAGGTGATTTAGATGAAGTTGTGATAGAAAATAAAGAAAAGATAAAGCAATACTTTATCAAAAAAGGTGATAATGAAAAAGATGCCAACGATAAACTTAGATTTTATGATGTGGTAAAAAAATTATACAAGGGTGCACCACCTGCAAAACGAGCTGAAATAATGAGTTCCTTGTGGGCAAATGAATCTGTAAATGAAGGTATATTTGGTAAATTTGATACCGGAGCAGGATTCAAAGGTAATGGTATGACCGTATATGACAGAAACCAAGAGAAGGCCGGTGACTATAAAGATATAGCTCATATTGCTCCTAATGGTAAGATTACTATATATGATAAGAAAGTAAAAAAAGAACCTAAGTTGATGAAATCATTGAATAAGATATCACAAGAGTTCAAGAAAACATTTAAAGAATCCGTAAACGAAAGTCTACTCAAACAAATTAAACAGGCAGAAAAGATAGCTAAATCAATGAGTGGTAATATGACAGGAGCTGTTAAAGGGATTGAAAAAATTAGAAGAGGGTTATCACGCCATAAGCGAGTAAGGGTAGCACTTAGAAAATATAATGAATCCGTAAATGAAGTCAATATGGCTCATGTATACTCTAAGGATTTGAACAAGAAAAAGTTTAAGGATTTAGGATTATATTTAGCTCATGTTCTTGACTTAGCACCAAATAAAGATTTTAGACTCACTTCAAATAAAAAATTATTAGCAATTAATATCGATAAAATTAACCCAAAATCCTTACAGAATATCAAGAAAAGATTCGGTATTGATTTGAAACAAAAAGCAAAAGAACCAATTAGACTTAAAAGTAAATCAGGTATGGGTAAAATAAGTCATCTTGGTATAGAATCCGTAAAGGAAGGAGTTTCTAAGTCTCAAGCACAAGAGATAATGAGACAATTGGGTGGAAGAAAATTTGAAATGTTGATGGGTGTGAAATCTAAGTCAGTAGGTACTGATGGACTAATCTTACACATTGGTAAGAATCCAAAAAAAGTATCACACATCATTATTGATTTAAATAGGGATGAATATGATTTGACATTTGGAAAAGTATTTAAGTATAATTGGAAAGTAATAAAGAAAGTTAAAGGTGTAGGTGTAGAACAACTACACGATATGATTGAAAAGTATACAGGAAATCTAACCACATTCAGACCGAGAAAATAGTGAAAAAACTCAAAAATTTATTGAAAGAAGGTTCGGGTACCACGGTCGGTTATGGACTGAATACAGGTGATGCATGGCCTGATGGTCTGTTTACAAAGTATGGTGAGAGAAGGTTAATAACACCAGCTGGTATGCCAAGAGGAATGAAACAATTAGTTGCACCAGCAGCAGATTCAATTTATGGTGGAGATGGAACACAAAGAGAAAAGATGGATATGGAAAAAAATGGTACTATGAAAAAAACCAAAATTACACCTGAATATGTAAAAAGTAATGAAGTTATAGATCCACATGAGTTGAGAGATGATACTCCACCTCTTGCACCCAATCAAAGAGTCTATGGGAGAAGAGCATTTGGTAAATCACCAAACTACACCATTCCGAGAGAGTCTGCAAATTTTGTAACATCGGCAGAAAATGTATTAGTTAGACCTACAACACCACCAGAAGGAACTGAGAGTGGAGGAATTCCTGCAACTCCTGAACCTAATTCACAAAGTGCTGGTAGTAGGAGTGGATATAAACAATTACAGAAAGGTGGAGAAAATTTAATTCAAGGTAAAGACCTTGATAAGATGTATATCTATAAGATGTTAGGTCAATATGATCCTAAAAAAGAAGGTTTGAGAGAGCACATATTAAAAGTTCTCTTGGAAGCTGGTTCATTACCATTAAAGTTAAAGAGTGTTAAAAGGCATTCAGATAAAAAAATTAAAAGGCAAGCCGATGGTGGAGTGAGTGATGATTTTTTCAAACACCATAAGTATCATAGTGGAGCTCATTTAACAGGTAAAGGAGCAGAACACGCAACTTATGATTTTGATGATAGTGATTACGATGTTGAAGGTGGATATCAAGATAGAAAAAACAAACAAAAAAGAGGATATGAACCTGTAGAATCCGTAAAAGAAGGTAATTTTTCTAAAATTATGAAGAGTGTTCGTAGGGGTCCTAAATCTGGACCTTGGACTATTATCATAACCAAAAATAATAAAATAACGAAACAAGTATCGGTAAAAAATTTAAAAGAAATCCCAGCAGAGTATGAGGATATAAAGAAAAGATATCCAAACCATAAGATTGGTATTGAAGCAAAAGATGGTAGAATAGTTTATAGAGAAGCATATGGACACGGATTCACAAGAAATGAATTAGCTATGTATTTGATAGATTTAAATAGTTTGATAAAGCAGGTTAAGAACCCAAAACATTTAAAAATGTTAAAACAAGATATAAAAGATGTAAAGAAGGCTTTGGCAAAAAAGAAAAAAGAATCTATGAAAGAAGGTATATCTGATAAGATGTCAGATATTATGTCCAAGTTGGCAAAGTCAATGGGTATAAAATCAGTTGTTAGTATGCATACAGGTAAAGGTAGTTTAAGTTATTTTATCGATGATAAGATGGAAGCAAAAAAATTATCAATGATGTTGAAGAAAACATTTAAAAGAGTGAGATTGATACCATTAGATAAATCAAAAGGTGATACTGCAAACTTTGTAGTCGCAGCCGATATGTTGGGATTAGAATCAGTCGTTGAGACTATAAAAGAAAATATCTGTATTCATTGTGGTAATCCATCAAACGAAAATTTAAGAAAATGGTTTAGTGATAAATGGGTAAACATCGGTAAAAAGAAAAAAGGTGGGGGACATCCACCATGTGGTTCAAGTGGAAAGAAAAGAGGATACGCTAAATGTGTTCCTAAATCTAAAGCCTCGAACATGAGTAAAAAACAAAAAGCCAGTGCTACTCGTAGAAAGAGGTCAGCACAGAATAAAAAAGGTAGAGGTGGAACATCATCATTAAAAGGTGGTGGTAAGAAACCAATATATGTTTCTACTAAACCAAAAAAGTAGTGTTAGAGGTAATCAAAAAGATTGGTAGTAAGTATGTTTTGTATCCCAAAAAAGGTGGAAAACGATTGGGAACACACGATACAGAAAAGTCAGCTAGAAATCAAGAAAAGGCAATAAAGGCTAATGAAATTATTGTTGTAGAAAAACAAAATTGTGGTTGTCTTGATATTTATAATGTGAGAGAAGATTGGAGTCAAAAGTATAAAAAGAGTATTAATTGTAATAACCCAAAAGGATTTAGTCAAAAAGCACATTGTGCTGGAAGAAAAAAGAAATAGGAGTTGGTGATGAGTTTAAAATTAGAAGAAGTAGTTGGAAAAGTTCTTACAGAAGCTCAGTTCGATGAAGCCGCAGGTGAAAAAGATGCTTGTTACCACAAAGTCAAGTCTCGTTACGATGTATGGCCTTCAGCATACGCAAGTGGAGCACTTGTTAAGTGTCGTAAGGTAGGTGCTAAGAATTGGGGTAATAAATCAAAGAAAGAAGGTGTGTATGAAAAAAACAGAGGTAAAACTTTATATGGTAAGGATTTAGTCAACTATTTTGTGAAAAGATTTAAATATTCCACAAGAGATGCTACCGCAGTAGCAAATAAATTAAAGGATGTTGGATTTAAAGTGCCAAAGGTATTACCTAAATATGAATCTACGAATGAAGGATTCTCAAGTGACGCTCAAAGACGAGCAGCATTTGCTAGTGGATATGAAGAAAAGGGTAAAAAGAAGAAAAAGAAAGAAGGTTATCCTGGTATAAGTGTAAAATCATTAAACGATGATGATGTAAATGAACTCACAAGGATGAGACCACAAGTCAAAAAACTTTTAAAACAAAAGGGATACAATCCTATTTTTGGTGCGATAGATAATTCTAAACGACAATTAAAACAGATGAGATACTCACGAGGTGAGATTCAAGATACATTGATTAGTATGTTTGGTGATGAAGATCCGAAGATACTTCAAAAGATTAAAGAATCCGTAAATGAGAAAAAAGGGGATTTTCTTGATTCTCTGTTTCCAAAAAGTAAAGTCGATAAAGCAGTTAAGATAGCTCAATCAATGGGTGGTAATATGACCGGAGCTGTTAAAAAGATTGAGAGAATGTTTAAAGGAATGTCATTACATAGTAAAGTAAGAGATGCACTTCAACAGGCCAATGAATCCGTAAATGAAAACAACATGGGTGATAAGTTATGGGAAGCCTGTTGGAAAGGATACGAGAAAAAAGGTATGAAGAAGATGTTTGGTAAGATGTATCCTAATTGTGTAAAAAAGACGAAGAAAAAAGAATCTGTAGAAGAATCTTATGATTTGTGGATGGAAGATGGTTCTTGGGGATACACAATGACTGGATTGGTAGAAGCTGAGTATCAAGGTCGTAAGGTTAAACTTGGAAAACCGATGCAGGGAGACTCAAAGAAATTTAAAGTATATGTTAAGAATCCAAAAGGTAATGTCGTAAAGGTAAACTTTGGACAAGGTGGAGACGCTAAGGGTGGAACTATGAGAATTAGAAAATCTAATCCTAAAGCTAGAGCTAATTTTAGAGCAAGACATAATTGTGATTCACCCGGACCGAGACATAAGGCTCGTTATTGGAGTTGTAGAAAATGGTAAAACTAAAAAATTTACTTATTGAGAAAAAAGACCACGAAGGTTCAATGGCTAAATCTCAACTTGAGAGAAGTCAAAAATATGCAATGATGATTTATAAAATCATTCAAAATGTTGATAAGAGTGGTGATGGTGAGGTTCAGTTTCCAGCTTGGGTTCAATCCAAACTAACCAAGTCTATGGATTATTTACAATCTGTATACAATTACTTAGATGGTAAAGATGGGTTAGATGATAAATTTCAAGATGAAGCTTCAACATCATTTAATGTGCCAGGATATCAAACACCATTAGCATTTAAAAAATCAACTTCAAGGGCTATCAATTGGGATGATGAGGATGACGATGACGAAGTATTGGGTGGACTAAAGGATAAGAGAAAGAAAAGGGTAAAAAGATTTGGTGAAGTAAATGCACCAGCATTTAGTTCGAAAGAAGCTAAAATTCATTTAGATAATGACATTAGAAAGATGTCAAAACATTTAGGTAAGGCTTCACAGCAAGTAATAAAGATTATGATGGATGGTGTTAAAAGTGGTAAGTATGATGCCATGGACATCACACGAGGAATTCAAACTGGTGAGTGGAATAGAACACATGAAGGTGAAAGACCTTTTATGAAGATGTTGTGGAGAAAAGTTCGTGATGGATTTAGAAGATATTCAAAAGACGGAAAATTAAGAAAATAGATATTTATATTTGATTAGGAGACATATAATGGCTAAATTAAAAGATTTATTAAACGAAGATATAACCACAATGGGTGGTGTAGTTTCGGGTAACGCGTTCTCAAACATAGACATGGGGTTCAGAACACAACATCCAAAGGGAAACAATACTTCTACAAAACTAACTAATATCGTTGAGGATATGTATGGTGAACAAAAACCTAAAATTAATGTTAAGGAGTTTGTTCATGAAGTAGGTAATTTTAATTCCTATGGTAAAGAAATTTATCGTGAAGGAAATTTAAAAGAATTAGCATCTCGTATGTCTAAGTTAGCTGAAACAGCAAAACAGCACACACTTCAAGAAACCGAAGATTGGTTTGATAAGATTACGGTTAATCGTAATATGAAAGAATTAACTGGTTTGTCAGGACAATTTAAAAAAGTTGCTTCGGAGGCACAAGCTTTACAAGAAAGAATGAGTGGTTTATACGAAGATATGGGACACATTCTTGGTCGTTATTATGAAATAAGTGAACCAGATGTCGAAGAGAAAGAAGTAAAGGAAGAATTTAATGGTATGGTTCGTGAGGGAGAGTATGAAGAATTCTTTCAAGCAGCCATGAAAAAATTTGGTATTAGTTCACCAGATGAATTAGATGATGAAAAGAAAAAGAAATTTTTTAACTATGTAGATAAAAACTATTCTGCAAAAGACGAAAAAGATTAAAAAAACGGAGGTTACTTGTTACAAGTAAAAGTAAAAAGAAATAACGTAGAGGGAGCTCTACGAATATTAAAGAGAAAAATTAAAGATAGTGGTATGATGGTAGAGTTAAGAGAACGCCAGTTCTATACAAAACCATCAGATAAAAAAAGAGAACAGAGAAAGTTAGGAAAGGTTCGTAATTGGATTAGACAAAGAGAACAAAATCCTGATTGGTGTGGAGAAGCACCAACATCTGCTCTAAGAGATAGATACGGTAAATAAGTACCACTTTTTATATTTATGTATATTTATATACATAACAGAATATGTCATCAATTCTATATGACATACATAAATAATGTAATCACATTATAGTTCCCAATAACTATATTAAATCCATATTTGAGTTATGCTCAAATATAATCTCATAGGAGAAAAATAATGGATGATCTTTTAAAAGACGCAATAGCTGATGCTAAAGCAGTCCGAGAAACGGCACTTGCAAACGCTAAAATAGCTCTTGAAGAAGCATTTACTCCACGAATTCAATCTATGTTATCTGATAAGATTCAATCTGAAATAGAAGGTGAAGAAGATCAAGACGAAGGTAATTACGATGAAGGTGAACACGAAGGCGAAGAAGCTGGAGAAGAAAAACCTGAAGTCGCAGTAGAACCTGAAGTTGGTGAAGAAGCATCTGATGAAATTGCAGATGTCGATTCTGATGAAATTGCTGATGAAGATGAAATAGCTGACGCTGATGAAATGCATCACGAAGGTGAGCATGAAGAAGAAGCTGATGAAATTAGTGATGGAATTATCGAAATCGATGGTGTTAAGTATGCACCTGTAGTCTCAGAAGAAGAGATGGAAGATGAAGATGAAGGAATGCATGAGGGTGAACATGAAGAAGATGAAGATGAAGGGTACAATGAGGACCTTGATTTAGAATCTATACTTCGTGAACTTGAAGAAGAAGAAGATGAAGATGAAATCAAAGACGAATCTGTCAATGAAGAAGAAGATGATGACAAAGACGAAAAGATGGACGAAAATGACGTATCCTCTGAAATCGGTGCAGCAGACAACAAGTTAAAACCTGAAGCAGGTAGTTCAACTGATATCGGCCAAGGACCTGAAGGTGAAGGTTCTAAATCAGAAGCTGGTAAAGAAGATGATAACAATGAAGTCGTTGATGACTTGGTTGAAGATATTGACTTAGAAGAAGTTCTAAAGGCTCTAACAGAAGAAGAAGATGATAAGGAAGAAGAAGAGTCGAAAGACGAAGCAGTTTCTAAACTTACATCAGAGCTTGATGAACATCGTAATGTGGTCAAATATCTTCGTTCTAAGTTGAATGAAGTAAATCTACTTAACGCTAAACTTTTGTTTACTAACAAATTATTCCGTAACTACGGTTTAAACAATGGACAGAAGCTGAAAGTGGTAGAGACTTTCGACAGAGCAACAAACCTAAGAGAAGTCAAGTTGGTATTTTCAACATTGGCCGAATCTTTTGGTAGTAAAACAGCAGTGGCAAGTAAGCCAAATAAACCAATTAAAGAAAGTAAAGGTTCAGCTTCAAAAGCTGTTGCTTCTACAAAATCTAAGAAAACAGAAGTGATTTCTGAAGGATTTGAAATGAAGGAACGTTTTCAGAAGTTGGCTAAAATTCTTTAATTTAATTTAATTTTAAACGGAGAAATAAAATGAGTAATTTCGATAATATCGAAAAAATGATGAAAACTTACGATCCTGTAAGGTCCCGTTTAGCTGAAACCCAAAAGTTAGTCCAAAAGTGGGAGCCCACTGGATTACTTGAAGGAATGGGAGATAATAATAAACAACATGGAATGGCAGTTCTTCTTGAGAACCAAGCCCGTCAGTTAATTGATGAATCATCAAAAACTGGTGGAAGTGGTTCAGAGGAATGGTCAGGTGTTGCATTACCATTGGTTCGTAGAATCTTTGGTGAGTTAGCAGCTCAAGATTTCGTAAGCGTACAGCCTATGAATCTTCCAAGTGGACTTATTTTTTATCTTGATTTCAAATACGGTTCAGCTCAAACGAATAACCATATAAGAGGTTCGCATATTCATGGTAACGTATCTGCATCCAACACAGACGCCAGTGGTGGTCTTTATGGAGCAGGTAAATTTGGATATTCTATAAACGATAAATCTTCTGATACTGCTACATTAGCAGCAGCAGAAGCATCAGCAGAATCTGCAGGAGCTTACTTAACTGGTTCAGTTACTTGGGCAGATGTAGAATTCGAACCTGCACTATCAGCTTCAGTTTCCGCAGGAACATTGAAGAAGATTACAATTGATGTAGAAGATTTCACAACACCTGATTTTGAAGGTGTTCGTGCATATTCTCTTCAAGGTGTGGCAGATACAGCATCAGTAACAGCTTTCTATCCAGCTTATACTAAGTGGAACGCAGCTAAAACTAATGTAGCATTTATCGCAGCAGGAACATTCACCCCAGCAAAAACACTAACTGTTAAGTATGGTGCACAACCTACTGAAACAGCTCGTGGTGATTTTGAACAGAGTAGTTTTTCACAACCAGCTCCAACCTCTTCGGATGATATCGACATTCCTGAAATTGACATTGCATTACGTCAGATTTCAATTGTCGCTAAAACTCGTAAGTTAAAGGCAGTATGGACTCCTGAATTAGCTCAAGACCTTAACGCTTACCATAGTGTTGATGCAGAAGCAGAACTTACTTCTATGTTAAGTGAGTACATCTCAATGGAAATTGATTTGGAAATACTTGATATGTTGAAAGTAAACGCTAACGCAAAAACAGAATATTGGTCAGCTCGTGTTGGTCATGAGTATGATGCATCATTGAATTCATCAAGTGGTGGATTCGCAGAGTCAAGTGGAGCGTCTAACGCTTACACAAAAGGAACTTGGTTCCAGACTCTTGGAAACAAACTACAGTCTGTATCTAACGCAATCCATCAAAAGACTCTTCGTGGTGGTGCTAATTTCATGGTGGTTTCACCTGAAACAGCAACAATCATTGAGTCAATTCCTGGATACGCAGCAGATTCAAATGGTGACTCTAACAACAACTCCTACGCAATGGGTGTTCAAAAAGTTGGAGCTTTAAATAACAGATACACGGTTTACAAAAACCCTTATATGTTAGAAAACGACATACTACTTGGTTTCAGAGGAAGTAATTTCTTAGAAACTGGAGCAGTATACGCACCATATGTTCCGTTAATCATGACTCCTCTTGTTTACGATCCTGTCAACTTTACTCCTCGTAAGGGTGTAATGACAAGATACGCAAAGAAGATGGTAAGACCTGAATTCTACGGTGAAGTCATTGTTGCTGATGTTAACTACGTCTAAACTTAGATAAAGTTAATTTTCAACATTGAAGTAATTAAGGGGAGCTTAACACTCCCCTTTTTTATTGCCATGATATTTATAGATGTATACAATTCGGAAGATATGGCCTAAGTATAAAAACCTAACCTGTATGTTCCTTATGACTATATGATATAGCCTAAGTAATTAAACCGAACCTATATCAATTCATAAAACTAATTAGGAGAAAAATAATGGGAGTAGTATCAAAAGCCTCTATTAAAAACAAGTTGAGACAATCACAGGCCAGATATTTTGATGATTTAGCCGATAGTGTAGCAACTTTAACAGATGGTAATACATTTACAGGAATACAAACACTTAGTGCAAACTTAGTTGCAAATGCAGGATTTGTATTAGGATTACAAACTGTAGTAGCAGCTGGTTCAGACCAAGCTGGTGCAGGAGCTATTACAGCTCAAGGTGGAGCAGTCGTATTATGTTCAACTGCAGATAACACAAAGGGTATTAGATTACCAGTATTATCAAGTGTTAGTGTAGGTGAAGTGTATATAATCATGAATAACCTTTCAAACAAAACATTAGAAGTGTATCCTGGATCAGGTGATGCTATAAATCCAGTATCCGATAATGGTGCTGTTACAATAGCTGCAGACACTATGCTTATATGTATAGCACAGGATGCTGTTCAATGGTTTAGTGGTGAGTTACCAGTAACTGCTGCTTAATAACTAACACTTATTAAACTCGGTTAAAATTAAAGGGGAGGTATAATACTCCCCTTTTTTTTGGCCCAAGATATTTATAATAGAAGTAATATATCCAATTTTAGGAGAATTCTATGGAAGCCATATGGCCAGGAAGTGGTTCCGCAGTAAGTGGAAATACACCATTTAACCTTTACGATAACGATACGACATTTCAATCAGATGCACCGAAATTTGCAACTTGGTGTGCTAGAAGGTTGGGATATCCAATTATGTCAATTGAAATGCAAGACTCACAATTTTATGCATGTTTTGAAGAATCTATAAGTGAGTATTCATCACAAGTAAACTCGTTCAATATACGAGAAAATTTAATACATTTACAAGGACAACCTACTGGTTCTACAAATAATGTTACTCATAAAAGAGTTACACCGAACTTTGGTAGGTCAATTCAACTATCAGAACAGTATGGAACTGAGGCAGGAGTTGGTGGTAGTGTAGATTTTAAGAGTGGTTCTATCAATATACTTAGTGGTTCACAAGTTTATGATTTACAAGAACTATGGGGTTCTGTATCGGAAAGTGGTGATAGGATGGAAGTTCGTAGAGTATTTTATGAAGCTTCACCGGCAGTAACTCGATATTTCGATCCATTTGCTGGAACAGGAGCAGGTTCAATAGGTATGTTAGATAGTTTTGGGTTTGGTGGTATGACTCCAGCAGTTCAATTCATGATGATGCCCATGTACGCAGACCTACTAAGGATTCAAGCAATAGAATTTAACGACCAAATAAGAAAATCAGCCCATTCATTTGAGTTAATTAACAATAAAATAAGAATTTTCCCATATCCAACCAGAGATTACAAACTACATTTTCAATATTTACTTAAAAAGGATAGAGATACACCATTTCAAAATTCAGGTGGTGAAGGAATTGGAACGGTTTCTGATAGTTCAAATGTTCCTTATCAGAATATGGAATATAATAACATAAATGATGTGGGTAAACAATGGATTAGAAAATATGGGTTAGCTTTGACTAAAGAATTACTTGGAATAATTAGGTCAAAGTATGGTTCAATACCGATACCCAACGCAGAAACAACATTAGATGGTGATGCATTAAGAAGTGAGGCAAGTGCAGAAAAAGATGCATTAATATCACAATTGAGAGAAGATTTAGAAGCATCAAGTCGTAGAAACTCAATGGAAGCTGATAAAGATGAGGCACAACACTTACAGGAAAAATTAAACAAAGTTCCACTACCAATTTTCATAGGATAATCAAATGGCAGGTCGTTTTTTACCACAGAGAGACAGAGATTTTTTAGAAAGAATCAACAAAGAGTTAATTGGTGATTTAAAAACAAATGATGATGGAATTATCAATCAGAAAATCGTCATATACAAAGTAAGTGCCTATGATACCTCAACAAATATGTATGGGGAGGCCATGAATGGTAAAAATTTTAAAGATGGTATTCAGATAGCATGTATTGTAGAGGCTGAAGATTTTGATTACAATACAGATGAGTTTGGGCCAGATGCTAGACAAAATGCAAGTTTTCACATATTAAGACAGACACTTACAGATGTTAGTCTTATTCCTGAAATAGGAGATATCATAGAATGGAATTTTGGATTTTTTGAGGTTAATGGTGTATTGGAAAATCAATTAATAGGTGGACAGCAAGAAAATAATTGGAGTGTTACATTACAATCATTCCTATCTCGGCAATCGTTTAGTAATATGAATAGAATTAGGAGTATTTAATGTCTATTACCATAGGTAGAAAAAAACCAGTTCCAAGAAATCAAAGAGCCGAACTAAATAGAGCAAGACAATATAAGAGAAATGCAGATGATGCACCAGACATATCCGTAAGTTTAATGGATATGGATAGTTCGATAATGTATTATTTTGAAAATGTTATTAAACCAACCGTATTTGAAAATGGTGAACATCAAAAAGTTCCATTACTATATGCTTCACCTGAAAGATGGTATTCTATCAATAAAACAGGCTTCGTAAGAGATTCAAAACGACAATTAATTTTACCTGTTATTGTTTTTAGAAGAACTGGTATGGAAAAGGATGATACCATAGCCGTTGATAAAATTGATCCTTTAGATCCTAAATTATTTTATACATTTGAAAGAAAATACACCGACAGGAACAGATATGATAATCTTTCTGTTCAACAAGGTATAATTCCACAGAGAGAATTTCACAATGTAGCAGTTCCTGATTATATGGTGTTGAATTATGATTTTATCATCTATACTCATTACATAGAACAGATGAACAAGTTGGTTGAGAGAATCAATTGGTCAGCTGGTTCATATTGGGGTGAACCTGGTAAGATGAGGTTTAAAACCAACATTGAAAATTACACCGATTCGGTTGATGTATCTGAAACCGACAGAGTAGTAAAGACAGAATTTAGTGTCAGTTTAAAAGGATATCTAATACCAGATGCATTCAACGACCTTCAAGGTCCACATACAAATCAAACATTTTTAACACCAAAAAGATTAATAATTGGAACTGAAACAGATGTAGAAGTTCCAAGTGCAATGGAACAGATTTCAGGAGAAACATTAACTGCAGAATCATCATTGACACAACTTGGTGGAAGTTTACCAACTTCAAATATTTTACAAAATCAGTTTACGATAGCAGCCGGTGCAGGAATAACCGTTACGGATGATGGTTTACCATTTGATGGAACGGTAGATAGAAATTACACAATTTCTGTATCACAGGCATTAGACTCAACTTCGAGTCCAACATTTAATTCGGTTGCAGTATCACAATTAACGGTTAATTCTCCAACTGCATTTAGTTTGACAAGTGCTGGACTACAAAATTTAACCGTAACTGGTTCATTGATAGCTGGAACAGATTTATCAATTAGTGGAAACGCAACAATAGGTGGAACTGTAACTGCACAAGAATTTCATACCGAATACATCTCAGGTAGTATAATCTTTACAAGTGGTTCTACTCAATTCGGTGATACGCTAGATGATACACATGAATTTACAGGAAGTTTACAAATACAAGGTTCACATCAGATAAATGGATATTCAATTAACGAGATATCTAATGACGCAAATCTAACTGATACAAGTACAACAGCTTTAGTAACTGAATTTGCAGCAAAAACTTATATGGATAACGCTGTTGCTGCAGTTAGTTCATATACTTCATATTTAAGGAAACAATTCGTAAAGATATCATCAGGTATTGTTAATGCACAAACTGCCAGTTTTTCAGCAGTTACCGCATCAGCACCAGCTGGATTGGCAACAACAACTGAGGATGACTTCTTATTCTTTATCAATGGGCAATATATGGAACATGACGCAATAGAAATACAACAAGCAAACGCATCTACATTTTATGTTAAAGTCAATACGGACAATATTGGGTATAATTTAGAATCAGATGACGAAATTGTTGCGTGGGGTAGATTCAACTCTTAGGTTATGGCACAGCAGTTAAGAAATAGTGCAACTTTAAGTGGTAGTAATGTTACTATTTCACCAGGTGGAGTATTTAATGGATTATCATCAGGAAGGAATGTTGTAAGTCTTGGAAATGATTTAACATCAGCTGGAAATGTTACATTCAATCATTTGACATTAACAAATGGACTTTTAGTAGGTGGTAATCATGTTGATACATATTTTACCAATAATGTATTTAAATTACCGATTACTGGTAGTATTGAGGTAACGGGTTCGTTCACACTCGATACAAATTTGACAATCGGTGGGACATTAACGGCACAAAATATAGTCTCAGAATATCAAACCTCGAATGTAATACAAGAATCAGGTTCAACAAAATTTGGAGATTCATCAGACGACACACATAGATTTAGTGGTAGCTTTCAATCAACTGGTTCAATAAAAGTTGGTAATACATCATATACAAGTGTAAGTAATGATGCAACATCAGGTTCGATGTTAACCACGGCACTTTCAACCGAAAGTTCTGTAAGGGCTTACACAAGTTCAAGAACTGGTTCAATTGTCGGTGGTGATACAGATCCACCAGCAGCTATAATAAACTTACTGAGAAAAAATTATAACAAATCTGCAACATCCATTACAAATAACACTTGTAGTTTTAATGCGATAACAGCATCAACTGCCGATGGGTTTGCAGCTGTAAGTGAAAATGATTTTATATTTTTTAATAATGGAAATGTAATAGAACACGATGCACTAACTATACAACAGAGTGGTAGCACTTTTTTACTGATTGTTAATCCTGATAGTTATGGATTTGACTTAAATAGTAGTGTTGATAACATAAGGGCTTGGGGAAAATTTAATGCTTAAACTAAAAGAACTTTTACAATTAGAAAACATGGTATTTTCTAATACAATTAAAGAAAAACACAATAAAAAAATGAAACGAGAACTCGTTCATATACATGAACCTATCATCTCACATAATCCACCACCCGATAATGGCAGTAAAGAGACATTAAGAGAATTACATTGGTTGTTAGACTATAATGATGGTAAAATAACAAGAAATGTTGTCATGGAAGGTGATGATATAAAAGAAGTATTCGAAAAATATTGTGATAAAAATAATTTAGAATATCCTAAAAAATATGTAACTGAATTAATTAAAGATAGTGCCAAAATAATATATAAATTAAAATATAAGTATAATAGACCACGACCATTTCAGTTGGGAGAGTTTTATCAAATACCTGATTTTAAAATACATAATTTAGATACTGCAAAAACACCATCATATCCAAGTGGTCATTCCACACAAGGTATTTTTATTGGAAAGGCTTTAGGAAAGAAGTATCCAAATCATAAAATGGAATTCTACAAGTTAGGTAAGATGATAAGTGAATCAAGATTAATGGCAAGGGCACACTATCCAAGTGATACTAAGTTTGGTGAAAACATTGGTAAACTATTATTTATGAATTTAAAATAGTTAGTATCTCCACCTTTCTTTTACTATTTTCTTCTATTTATTAGTATGAGAAAACGAAGTTGGCCAGACAGAAAAAATAGAAAATGTCCTACTTGTAATAGGATGTTAACTTATACAAGAAAAGACTCTTTTGATAGGGCAGTTGGTAATAATACAGTTTGTAAATCTTGTGCACAACAAGATAGAAAACTAACAATGGAAACCATTGAAAAAATGAAACAACCAAAGTCTAAAGAGCATAAAAATAAAATTTCACAAGGAATGACTTTGTGGTGGGAAAAGAGAAAAGAGGGAGACATAGATTATGGCTTTGATAGATAGTAAACAATTAAATCCTGCATTTTCAGGATCCTTTTCCGTAGCAACAGGTTCATTTTTTGTATCTGGAAGTGATAAACCGAGTGAAGGAACTTATGTTTTATCTACAAGCGGAAGTATTAATACCACAGGAACTGGAAGAGTTTTTGAAAAGGGTAGTTCGGTTGTAGATCACGCAACAGCAATGGCAATAGTTTTTGGAGGATAATAATGGCTAATACATTTACAAGTGCAGCAACAGGATCAACGACTACACTTCAACCTATTTATACTGCACCGGCAGGGACTACATCAATTATACATGCTGTATATTTGAGTAATGTGGATGGAACAAACGATGCCACAATAAGTTTGAGTGTTAGTGGAAGTGCTAACTTTACTAATCGTAGGTATTTGTTAAAAACGGTGAGTGTTCCTGCAGATTCTACAGTAGTGATTGAAAAACCAATTAATTTAGGTGCAGGAGATAAGTTAGAAACACAGGCATCAGCTGATGGTGATGTGGATGTTTTTGCTAGTATATTGGAGATGACATAATATGTCCTTAAAATACATAGGAAAAAAGGTAGAGAAAACCGCACAAGTTATTTCCGGTTCAACTTTAACAGTTGACAAGGGTGCCGATTCTGGTTCTACTGCAATTTTTACAAACAATATACAGAATGGTTATCCAACTTCTAATAATTGGGGACAAAATTTAGTAGGAAGTTACTTTAATAATTTTGACAATACAACTCATGTAAGTGAAATTTTAAGATTTATAGCAGGTGCTATGAGTCATTCATTAGATGTATCAGATGCATCACCAAATACAAAATTTTGGAATACGGTTTCGACATCACACACCGAAGGTTCAACCACAAGTAAAAATTCATTGTTGGATGGTGTATTAGGTGATACTTACGAAAATGCAAGATTATCTCAACATTGGACTTCATCTGCATTTATAGATATGAGTGAAACTGGTTCATATCGAGCAGTTCAAAAATATTTAACATTAAAGGGTTGGGTATTAGATAGTGATAGAGGTGATTTTGGAAACGATACAGGAACAAATCCATTTCATGGAAGTTATGCTTCTCGTATCCCCTCAACCATACAGACAAATGCAACTTTCGACACAAATAATTTTACAATAAGTGCTAACGCAGGTGGTTCATCTACGGTTTTTAGTAATTCAAATTATTTTGGATTAGGAACTTTAACAAGTGGAGGGCCAACAGCATATTCCGTAAGGATAGCTGCATCACATTCTTTTAGTGATAATTATGATGATTCTACACCTGACCAAAATTCAACATATCACACAGGTTCCACATCAGAACATAGTATAAGTTCATTTGGAACATCAAATGGATTAATTTTAAGTAAGATAGTAACATCACAACCAGCAGTTATTCCATCTGCATATCAAGATGGTGATTTTAATAGTGTTGCAAGTAATATGAGTGGTAGATTTTATACAGGTGGTTCTCACGACCAAAATAGTATATCTGCTAGTGGATATTATGCAACTCATGGTATAAAAGTTGGATTAAAGACTGGTTCTATGAGTGATTTTGAATACAAAGATGGTTCAGATGGAACTACAAGATTTTATTTATACGCAGGTGGTTTACCAAGTGATATAACTAATAGTCAACCTACGGCAGTTGTTACGAGTAGTGCACATATAAGTGCATTTTCAGCAACATCTCGTAGTTTAAGTGGAGCTCCTTATTTATTAACAACCACTTACACCGTGCTATTCGAATCAGAGGTGAGTAAATCTTTTGATCCTTGTTATGGATATGCATCATCACCATTAGTTAATAGCCATACAACAGATACTTGGGAAAACATTGGTTCAACAACTTTATCTAATACTACGGTGTCAGTAACTAATAGTGGAGTTCAATCAACTTCATCTAATTTAAAAGTTGTTTCACAAGACAAAGGAACGACACGAGGTAGTAATTCAGTACCTCATCTTTCTGATATATGTATAGCAAGTTCTTCTTTATCCTTTACATTGGATAGTAATACTGAAAATGTAGGACAGAATCGTTCATCAAACAATACTTTAAATTATTCATTAGTATTTAGAGCTAGAGGTAGAAATTGGAAAAACACGGCAGTAGATTCTTCATCAGGAACTATATCTTTATATAACGCCGCAAGATTTAATCAACATTCTGATAGTGGAAGTATGGCAGTTTATAGTAGAGCTCAAGGATATGATTCCAATACTTTACAAGATACCACAGAAACATTTACAGGAGAAGATTTTAGAATAGTGTTGGCAGATAATGTTCAGGCATTTAATGGAGCATATTTCACAACTGATAGTTATCAAACTAATGATGATGGAGATGGTGTTTTAAGTGGAAATGATTTACAAGTAAAGCCAGGATTCCTTGCAGATCCAACTGGTAGTAATGGATATTGGTTTACGAATCATACTTTAGCAGCAAGTACTGCAGGATATAGATATTACATCAGAAGATTTCAAACTGATGGTGGAACAAAATCAAGTATGACGGTTAATTTGAGTAGCACAACATTAGTAGCATGGAACGCAACTACAGCTGATAGTATAGCATGTGTTATATTATTTGAGAGTTCAGGAAATGGAAGTGGTAATAATGTAGAATTGAGTAGGGCAAGGATTTACGATCCAACAGCAACAACAAGTAACTTGATAGAGGCTAATATATCCCAAGACCACATTAAAAATCCATTTTCAACAGCAATAGATTTATATGGAAATACTGGTGGTAGTGTTTCAAGTGGAACATATACTATGCCAATAAGAAATGGTGATGGTATGTATTTAGATTCAAGTGATAATGAACTTTATGTAATTGTTAGATATAAAGGTGATCCAACACCAATATCTTCAATAACATTGGGTTTTAGTTAAGGATAAGATATGGGATTAATAGATTCAGGATCGAAGTCGGGTAGATTATTAGCGTCAAGAAGATATACACACAATACCTTTACGACAGCACAAGAAGCATTTACGGATGTATTAGATTTAGGTGCTGGAGAGGTATTTACTCAGGCAAACCTAATACCTTCAACTGGATTACCATTTAGTGGAAGTGCAGATATCGGTTCGTATTATTCTGTTGATGGTGATAATATAATGAGATATTGGTTTAGACAGAAAATGACTAAATCAAACACTAATAATGAGGTTTGGTTTTTTCTAAACCCAACAGGAAGTGATAGTGGAATAGGAGCTCAGTTGATTAGTTCAGACCAACAGACAAGTTTCATATCACCCAAGTATGGAGCATCTTCATTAGCAAACTCGACAACAGAAGATGCTACACCAGGATATTTAGCGGTATTGTATAAATCATCCGCAGTAAGTCATAGTTTACAAACTGGTTCTTTGGCTGGTGGTGATATTGTTTCCACCAATGATTATGTTTTTGATTATAAAACTGGTATTGTTCAGTTTTTAAATGCAGATAAAGATCCAACTGATAGTCAATATGTCTATATGACCACATATCAGTATGTAGGAACTTCTTTAGCAACTGGTTTAAATGTTAGTGGTTCG